CGACTTGAATATCCAAATCTTGAGTCAGAGAACTTACCCTTGCGTAGCCGATTTTCATGTAATACCTTTTAATTAGAATACATTATGTGTAGCACAGGATTACACTAAATACAAATTATTTATATAATGTATCTCCTATAAACATAATCAACCTCACTACATTTATAGTTCAATATAATTGAAGCATTCTTTGCTTCCTGTGATTTCCACTGCTTGTAAAAAAAAGGGGTTATTATTACAAATTCCATTTATAGTAAAGAACTGGTATATTTAAATAATGAATAAGAAGTTTATTAGTATTTTTCTTGTTTGTTTTTTATTGTTCTCATACCCCCACTTTTAATAGAAGTGGGGTTTTTCATTTAACCTTGAAAGTCTATATTTAATTAGTTATCATCTAATTGCTAATTGAAAGATCACTCACACTACCTTTGCCCCTGCTGGTAAAACACAGGGGTTTTATTTTCACTTGTTCCAGAAGTTAAGAAGAGTTAATATTATTTTGATAATATGGTCTTATATATTTCATTTACTCCCTCCTCCCCCCTTTGTCTTTTTAAGTATGGGGGGGGTTTTCTGACTATGCTTGACGCAGCTCCAGTTCCTGATTTTCTTCTATTATTTTAATACGGTGATTTTGTTTATTCGTTACAATGACCTTACCCTTAAACAAAAAATCTTTCTCCACCGTTGGCATTATGAACAATTGACCAACGACGCCTAGTGTAATTCCTTCGGTTAGTTTTAAGGCGCCACCATCGACCTCATTTACTATTTCAGTATTATATATCGTTACGGGTATTATCGCGCCATCTGTTATCTTTAAATTAAAGTTATATGACTTCTGATTTCTCGTGTTGTACGACTCAAAAACTATACCTTTTATCTCTCCAGAGATTATAACGTTGTTAACTATTTGCATTTTGACACCAAAGTTACCTATATCTTTAGTTATACCCTATTTTCCTAGAACTTTCTGTAAAACTTCTTGAATAGACTTTGTTGCAAACAAATTGTTGCCATCTGGCAACTTCGCTCGCTTCAATCCCTTTGGTTCTTTAATCTCTTTTGTATAAATAAAATCGACATCCCATCCGTCAGTGGATGCTCCCGAGCGCAATTCGTTTTTGAGAGCAACTAACATAAGTAATTCAAACTCATTCTCATTTTTAAATAAACGACCATCCTTAAAGATCTGTTTCGCAAGCCAGCGAATAAAATTAATGTCGTAAATCATATCTTTTAAGGTTTTAACTTTCTTTTGAATAGATTCAAGCAGATCAACGTTGGCTAAACATTCTGAAAGCTTGAGTCCATAACTCTCTCTAAACATTGATGTGATAAAACTTATAAACCTGTAGTCGTTATCAAAGAATTTCTTAACCCCCTTCTTTTGATAGCTTAAATAAAGCTCTGTCATTTTCTTTTCAATATCTTCATCTGAAACTTTGATGTTTAACTGATGTAAATTAAGTTGGATTCCCGTGATGAGATCTCTTTTAACTAATTTTTCTAAATCTATGTACTGATCTATAGACTTCATTCTTAATTTTCCTTTAATTTTTTTAGCTCCTTGTAATCTTCTGTTTATATATATTCTATATATATAAGTTAGTGGCGTTTTGCGTACATGACCATCAACAGAATTATGCACACGCGTTAAACGAGTCGCCACTATTTGTGCAAACTCGTCTTTAATTCCAAAGTTTGGACAAGAAAACTTCATTTTATGAGTACGGCGTTCTATAAATCCTTCGTACTCTAATTCACTACAATATTTTGAAACGGTATGGCGATCAATTCCGATGCGTTCAGAAATATAATTATTATAATTGATAAATTTCTTTGCTTGGGTAGCCAAATAACAAACCAATACTAATTGGTTAAACTTAATTCTCCTGTTATGGACTAGTTCTTTTGGTACTTTCATTCTTCGGAATGAAGATAAAATGGGTTTTATAAAAACATACTTAGGTTTCTTATCTATATATTGAATTTGTAGATAGCCCTTCGACTCGAGAGACTTTAAATGTGAAACCATTCGTCGTTGAATTTTATTATTCGCGTAATCATTCCATCTCATTGCGAGAGATTCAATACTGACATAACTTTGTATTTGATGAATGTGGCATAAGAGTAAAATGGCGCGTTCTTTCAGCCCAAGTGTTCTGTTCTCAATAATAGATGTAGGTAAGAATGTGTAATTTTTTGTTGACTTAATGTCACTATTCTTATATTCTTTGACTTGTAATATGATTAGTTCTCCACAGTTCTAATTCATTTTGTTTCAGTTACAATCCCTTTTTAACCGAAGGGATTATATTTAACAAAACTTATATATTTGTTACAAAATAGTAGTTATAGCGGGCACATAATTCCCATATGCGCTATAGTTATTTAAGATAAGTTATATTTTGTTAAGTTAAAATTCAATTAAAAAAGGTGTAATTTTAATAAATTGCACCTTTTTTGTTATTTTACATAACTTTACGCAAAAGATTGAGCATGTTTTCTTCAAGCCTTGAGTTAATTTCCTCACTAGTTAAAGGCTTAACATTACTCCATTGAGAGCGCATGATTTCCAGTGAAGCGAGATGTAATTTCATCATTTGTGTCTTTTTCTCTGAGTCTACCTTATAGATGCTTAAGCCTTTATTTTTTATATGGTTTTGAAGATCTATAATATTATCTTCAACTCGATAATCATTTTTATAATCTGTGGTATCAAAATTACAATACTTAGATAAACTTCTAGTAGCAGTTCGGATAAAGTCTCTTGTTAAAATTTGTTTCATTTATTTCCTCCATTTTGTTCCAATAAATAGATACGTTTTTTAATTTCTGCCTTAAGAATATCTGACATACTCAATAATCTATTTAACTGTTTAGTTTCTGAATGTTCTTCAGCAAGCTCTACAGTTTCTTCGATCAAAGAAAACATATCCTGTCTAAAATCATGTTTTTCATCTTTTTTTGCAGACATATTATTCCTCCATTATCTCTATAATATTTAATAGTTCGTTGGTGCAAAAATTAATAGTTTCTTTCAAATCCCGGACATCTAAAGATTGAAGAGAAAATATACGATCCTTTTTATTTTCCCCTTGGATTGGACAAAACTGTGCGGATGTTTCCATCTCAATAATAATCTTATCAATTTGTAGGCTGATTAAATCTAATTTAGTTTCTGTCCTGTCCTGTATAAATAATTCAACCTGCTCATACAAAAAATTTAATGTGTCGTTTAACCTATAATGTAATAATTCAGTCGATTCCATTTTAATTCCCATTCATTTCATTTCATCTAAATAGTAACGCAAACATTTTGCAAAAACTAATAAATTTACATTTATAAAATGTATAAAAAAAATATAAAAATTAGAAAAGTACTTCCTATACTATAACCTATAAAATCCCAGTAAATTAAGTAATATTGCGTCGGTGTAAATTTAGTAAGTTTAAAAAAAAAGATATTTTTTATTAAATTTTTATATTTAAGTGTAGAGATTCCAGAAGAAACAATGTAAGGTGCAGAACCTTGAATAAAAATACCATCCCTTTAATAAGGGGAAGACCCGAATTATATGAAGTCTCCCCTTAGCAATTGATTATTTTTTTAAATCATCATAACTAAAGCGGCTATACTTTCAATAAAATCAGAGATTCTACCATCAAATGTTTTTGTATCAGTGATTAATTCTAAAGGTATTTTAATTTCAGCATCGTTCATTTTTTCGATGAATAAATCTTTATTCCTGTAAAGCTCAGAAATCTCATATAACTTATCATTATAATTCTGTTTTAATTCTTCCTTCGATATTTTTTCCGTTGGGGTTATGCTTCCTAAGCTGCATAAAAAATCGACTAGATATTCTGCGCGAAGATATGAACACATAATAAATGGAAGTGACGAAACTTGTTCAATTGAATTAACAAAAGGGTCTTTCTTTTCAGATAATTCATTAGCTCGCTCCGATATTGTCTCTACGACAAAAAACATTTCATCTAGAGAGAAGTTTAATTTATTAATTTCACCGATTAATTCCCAATAATCAGCCTCATCAGTAAACTTTGTTTTAAACGAATCGCTATCAATATAATTAGAAAAATCACTGATAACTTTACCGGTATCTCGTAAAGTATACTCAAGATGTTCAGGGAAACTCTTTATCAAAACTTTAGGGTCTGACGCTTTCTTGAAAGTCTGAAAAGATGAAAGCACTTCATCTATAAATATATCTCGATCTTGAACAATATAGATCTCTTCACAATAATTTGATTCCAGGAAATGCTTTAACTTATCGGCGTCATTTTCGAGTGCTATAGCGGAAAAAACATCGTCCTGACTACGAAGTTTTAAAAAATATTTAAGATATCGATTTCGTTCTTCAATGGAAAGTCCATAATTAGATAAAGTGAAATCATTGCAATACGTAGGATGGATTTCGATTTGTCGGAGTGCTAAAGCTTTGTTTCCTCCCAATAGCTGTCGAGCAAATAATTCCAATTCCATAATATATCCATATATATTGTCTCGGATCATGAATCCGTCAATTCCATATTCAGATTTGAACTCGTCGGTAAAACTGATTAATCGTGACATAAAAACTCCTATTTGTGTTTTTTCTACAGTATGTAAATTAATATGTCAAGATTATATACAGTCATAAACTTTACTTAAGAAATAATAAGTAAAGGAAAACGCATAAAACGTTACTACCACCGGTCACGGTCAAACGAAGAATCTTTTTCCTTATAACTTCTACGCATTGTATTTACTCCCGGAATTCTATGATCGGTCATTTTTTTACCTGCCAAGACTTGACTATTGGACATTAAAATATTCTTCGATTGTAAGAAATCTAGTGTCATAGTTAAGGTGTCAACGATATCGCGTGCAGCTTCGATATTCATTGGAAAATTGGTACATGCAGTCAGAAAATGATCAGCGTACGGCTCGAAACTCGTAAAAGAAGCAGGTCTTCCGGGTAGGTAAACTCTTCCTGATTCAATTATCGGACTAACCATTCGCGCGCGCATTATCTTACCTTCTTCTGTTTTTCCGTAGATATTGGATACACGTTTTGGTGGGTTATAAGGCAAACAGTTTGTCACTCCGACTTTCCTTAAAGATTGAATCAAAGATAGCCCGTTTGCTTTAGCTTCGACGAGCATATAGTCCGGGCGGAACTTACCCTTTATTGGATTCTCCAAATCGGTATCGTATAAATTTATAGATTGACGTCGCATTGTCTCTAGCAGCTCGGGGAACTCAAGTTTTCCATACCATGTGTTCAAAAGCATTAGACATTTGTCACCTTTATCATCTAGGAAAACACCATAAGTAGTTGAAGCTGAATAAGCCGAATGTATATTGACGGATAAGGCTGTATCCCAGCTTTGGACTATAAGTTCAAAGTCAGGGAGAATTTCATGCTTATACATCTGAAACCAATCTCTGAGAAGAATATTACCTGATTCAATAGATGGCTGACACTGATAAAGCGAGTTATACATCTGCATTCCTGTATGCAGTTTGATATCCTTTATGTCTTGAGGCGTGTACCGATTTGGGGATAAAAGTTGTCCATCTTCTACGCGTGGGTCTTCCCATATCTTTTTTCCGGAGATAGGGCTTACAGAAACAGTTCTCCTTTTAACTTCGAATTCCATGGGGACTGGAACATAAATAATCGACGGATCTTGTTTTGATAAAATATGTCCAAACAAATCTTCAGGGTGTGACCGGTGCATAGCACCAACTAGAAACGAATCATTAAACTTGTTTCTACGGTTATATATAACGTGATCAAAAGTATTGTTGATGGTTCTTCTGTGGTTTTCATATTGAACTTGGTTCAGATCGTTCGGATCATCAAAAACGACCCAATCTCCGCCCTCACCAGTGCCTCCAGACTGGAATGAGAAAGCAAATCGCTGTCCATTTTCAGAATTATAGGTTCGTTGTTGGTTCTCAGTTAAAATCTGAAAATCTTTACCGTAAAGTTTCTGATAGTGTTCGCCTTTGATTAAATTCTGCATAAACGTGTTATCACGGTAGGCGTGACTTCGGTTGTACGTGGCGGTCAAAAATCTTGTGCGTGGTATTTTTGTCCAAACATAAGCCGGGAGCAATACAGACAAAATTGTTGATTTACCCTCCCGTAAAGGTAAAGAAAACAAAACATTGTTCAATTCTCCCTCCAACATTGCATCGATATGATCGGTGATGCATGTAACTGACATCCCGTCAATAAAGGTATTTCCCGTTGATGCGTCATCCCAGAAAGCTTTTACGAATTCTTTGAATGATGAGTTATATAGTTCGCGCTCAGCCTCAATCTCAGGGTCATTCACATGGTCAAGCCAAATCAAATGCGATTCGTAAGCTTGCAGTAGTTTAAAGGCTTTGGAAATATTTTTATCTTTAGACAAATGTTTTCTTATTTTTTTTATATTAATCTATATATGCATAAAGGTAATAGATTCGGCAAAAACTGGCAATTCAATTTATAAAATAATAATAATTATATTATTGAAAGTTGTTTTGGGTTCTTTTACACTTAAAAGAAAAAAAGAAAGCCAGCCATGCCAAAGAATTTTCCAAGATCTAACCTATTCAAAAAAATCTGTGCTGTTTGCACGTTCATTCAAACCAAAAAATAAGGAATAACCATGACTGAAGAAGCTAAGAAAAAAAAGGATAAGTTAGAATCCTTTGAGCCCATTATTAAAGTAGGTTTTGCTGAAAATCGAGTTTACGCTCCGTTAGATGATCCAACATACATGGAATACCGATCAATTTTGCATTATCCACCAAATTATATTTTGTTTAAAAACTTTCCATCTGAATTGCCTGATAACTTCGTTGGCGCAAAGTATTCGTTCTTTGGAGCTGTTAAAACTCGCGTGGATATACAAGCCCGAAATGGGGTAACAATTCCTAAACATTTTCATAAATTATTTATCGTTAACTTAATTGACCCTCCTATTTATGAAGATATTGCCAAAAGCCAGCTAGGAGAAAACTTTGGGGGAGAATCACAAACACTTTTAAGTTCTAAGCAACAACGTGAGCATTTTTTCCGTTGGAATCAGCTAAAGTATAATGATGAAAACTATCGTGAAATTGAGGCATTTTGTCGCCAGAACGAAATTCTATTAATTGATGAATTTTCCATACATTTAGTCGCTTCAAAACTCGAAAGGGTTGCAGAAACTGAAGACTACTAAGAGAATAATCAGTAAAGATAAGGTTAAAGAAACGGTAAAAGAAGCGGTTAAACTTAATTTTCTTCAGAATTTAACAGATACCAGTCAAATTCTTTCCGCTGCTTCATCGTTATTAAATAGCATAAAACTTCCTAATGAGTTTACACAATTAGCCGAAGCTAGAATGATCATGGATATCTTGGACGTGTACAGTAAAATGGTTGAGAGGTCTAAAGATCGAGAGCTTGAAGAACTTCTAAATCGAATCAGCGAGCTTCAACCATTGCTGTGCGATAAGCAAAATCTGAATAAGGACAAGTTATTGTCGTGAAGTTATAGATGGTTAATCATGGTCGAATTTGAACTACAGAAGAAAGTTTTGAAGCTATATAAACTTGGATTTAAGTGTAAATATATTTCAGAAAAACTAAATCTGACCTTTGGACAAACCTCCCACATTATTTATAAACATAGAAAAGAAAATGGTCTGATTGTTAAACGTACTGACCCAACTTCTTGCGAGATAAAAAGAGAACTCTTCAAGAGGTTTAAAGGCGGCTCGAAGCTTCGTGAATTAAGCGAAGAGTTTGGAATTAAAATCCCGACGATATATCAATATATTCGTCAAAACCCAGAATTCAAACTTAAGAATAATACTAATGATAAAAACCAAGTTTACGGGAATTTGAAAATTATCGAGGAGTTAATATTCAAAGGACTTACAATCAGTAGCATAGCACGAATGTTCAAATTTAATGCTGTTTCATTCCGTAATCTAGTTTGTATTAAGGAACTGAAACGTCAATATAAACTAATGAAAAGTGATGAGTTTCATCAAATTGTTAAACTCATTGAGTCTGGGCTTTCCCCAAAAGAAGTTGCAGAAATGTATTCGATGACAAAGGCTTTATTGACAACGCGTCTGACGACATATTATGAAGAAAAGTTGAAAAAATCTAGCGTACGAAAAAAAACTTAACATTAACAATTAACTTTGCATTTCTTCTTATATCTTTAAAACCAAGAATACGTTTTATTTTTCTAATCATACTCTTATATCCTTATATCCTTTACATTCAATATAACTGTTATTACAATATAAATGGTAAATAAATTCGTCTTAAATGCTTAGGATGGTCGTGCCCATGATTGGGAATGTGTCAATCCATTGCTCAATCAAAAAAAAGAAATCCCCAGAAGTGGGATAATTCGACAACAATAACAATAATAAAGGATTTTCTTATGGCTGGAGTTTTCAACCCTTTTGGGCTTTCTTGGCAATATTCGTTAGGTACCGCGAGTCAAGCGAGCCCTACTTTAATGGATTATGACTGGAATCCATCTTTTTCAGGTTTTACAGGTGACGTAGCCGCTGCATGTCTTTATGACGCAACGGCACCAGATCCAAGCAGATATGCAGCAACTGGAGCTGTTCCATTACCTTGTTATCCTCTTCCTGGCTTAACAGCACCAGCATCTATTAATACTCCACCATTATTAGGAGTAATCGTAGGCTTCAAATATGAGCCAGCAAATAACCCTATCGGTCAAACAGACTTCTTATCGTATTCTGCTAATACACAATTAAAACCAGGTACGGGCGTTACAGTTCGTGTCGTGGCTGATATGCAAGGCATTTATTCTATTCAATACAAAGGTACGACTGGCTTGGCTGTTAATAATTTATTTAATAGTGGTGGTATCACATGTGACACGACTTATGCTGTTACTATTGGTGGACTGGTGTATAACTTTCCAATCGGAGATACGACCACAGGTTATTCTAAGTCATATTTATATTTTACATCTGCTGACTATTCAGAATTACCAAATGTCGAATACCCAGCTGTGATTCAGGGAATTACTAATATTAACGGTAATACATGGTCGACAACAAATCCGACAGTTTTAGCTCCAAACAACTTAATTAATGTTTCGCTAAATAATTTATTGCACGGATTACATGATGTGAAATTGTATACTGCTCCGTAGATAACCATAGAAAATAAAAAAAAGGATAAATTATGGGTCAAGATTTTTTAACCACTGTTAACCAAAACATCCAGTTAACAATGCCTGGTATGCTTACAATTCGTAACGTGTACCCTACTCAACCAAAAGAATACGAAAAAGATTTCGATCGAATCGAAACGCGTAGAAACTATGAAATTACTGTTCAACAGAAGATGATGGGTGCTGCTCGTCGAACTCCTGAAGGTGCAGCATCTGCAGCAAGCACTTTCGCAACCTCTGGACAAAAAATATTCAACTTTTACGAGTATACGCTTCAAGTAAATATGTCTCGTATTCTATTGCAGACTAACCTGTACAAAGAATCCGCTCCAGAACTAGGTATGGCTTTCCTTCAATCTATGATCGAAGCTGTGAACCTAGAAGTTGCAGATTTCTATACTAATGCTTGGACTACGAAGTACGTAGGCTGGGATGGTAAACCATTATACGGCAACCACCCTGTAGATGGTGGAGTAGTAAGCAACACTACGACTTTCTATTCACCATTCAACTATCAAACATTTACAGAGTTGATGACTAAAATGTGGCGTTTCCTAGCACCTAACGGCTTCTTAGTTGGTAAAACTCGAGCTAAGGTTTTGACTGTTGCTCCTGAAAACGTGCCACAAGCATACACAATTTTAGAATCTATGTTCCGCCCAGGTACTTCATCGTTCGAACGCAACCCAGCAAACGGAATGCAATATGTCGATCTAGTGCACGAAAACGCATATATTCCTAAAACTCAGTATGCAATTCGTACCACAATTCCTGGATTAAAATTCTTCGAAGCGTGGCCCTTCGACATTGCTCAAATGCCAAATGTTTCAACATGGTCTTTACTGGTAGCAGCTTTCATGCGTTTCAGCATAGACTTTGACGACTTCAGAGCATCTTTAGGTGGACGTGGTTCGTTAGCTCAATAAAGGATTAAGAAATGTCTAATACTTTAGATCTATTTCGATTTCAACAAGAAGGTACAAACTTTCCCGACGGTACTCGCGCCGGGAAAGTCATTACTCCTTTAAACAATTCTAATGCTTTAGGAGAGGCTGTAGCGAATTCTATATGTTATTCGATTAAACCAATTGCTTCTCAGAATATAGTAACTTCTGTAGAGTTGGATTCGAATAAATATGTAATCTTTACGGGAAATCTAACGGCTAACTTCGAATATGACGAAAATCTACAAGTTGTTCCTCTTGACGTATGTAGAATCATTTCTATCACTTCTACTGCTGCATTCTCTGTGCATGGATCTTTCCTTGACTTCTATGGTCAAAAAATGACGTGTGGTGGCGATGCTGTAAACGTAGGTGGTGCTGGAGTGTACATCTTCGATACTCCAAGAGGCGTTGGCGCAATAAGTTCAATACAAATTACAGGTAGCACGGCTGCATTAACTATTCTTACTAAAGATGAAGTTGAACTTCCTTATGCTAGTTATGACGAAAATACTATAGTTTATGCAAACTATGGTGGCGAGCCATTACTAAAAATTGTAATTGACGCAGTGACTCCTTATAAGGTTACTCCAGCTTACACTTTGGTTAATTCGACGTACGACCAATCAGATTCCACAGGTAACCCGAGACCTATTATCAGGATGAACGAAACTACTTTTGGGACTGCTCCTTTTAACGGGAGTAATAAACTGGTAATTGTTCAATCAATTTCTGGTTATGGGTTCAACACTCCACCAAAAGTTTTGTCCACAGAAACAGAGCTTATGAACTTGCAGGCTCAAAAATATTTGAACAATCTAGATTATGTTATCGGATTTCCTTCATACGTTAAAAACTGGACTGGGTGGCAATCATGACAAACTATATAAATTATAGCCAAGGTTCTAATTTTCAAACTGGTTTTGCGGCGGGTAATTTCCAAATACCTATGCGGAATAATCCAGGTGTTCCAGTCGGATTAGTTCAGCTATATAAGATTTTTCCAGCTTTCGATGCAACCGTTATTACGGCAAATGTTTCAGGAACTCAATATATTCCTTTAGCTGGTTTTACATTTGGGACTCTCAAATATCTTTCTGAAAATGAGCCTTACATTGAACTGGATTACGCACGCTGTCTAAAAGTTTCAGCAGGAACGCCAGCAGACTTTGAATTTGAGATTAATTATCTTGATCAATATGGACAACCAGGAATATATATCGGTTATTCAGATACTATTTCTGGAATTGGTTTAACGCCAGCAGTATTTGGAATAACAGCGATTGGAATAAAACCACTTTCTGGAAATATTTCCGTTACAATTAGTACCACTAATATTTACGAATTACCCTATACAGATAATGGTGTTCCGTCGCAATTGATTTGTTATACAAAAAATAATCATTTAGCAGTAATTACCAGCGGTGAAAATAGTCCATTTAATTTTGTATGGGATGGTAAATATTCAGTTGCATATACGGCACCTCCTACGGCTTATGTGTCTCAAATTCGCCCTCTCATTGAAGTACTTGATGGGGGTGAGGAGTATACATCTTTCCCAGATAATATATGTTTTACATTCCAACAAAATGTATATGGGTTAGGTAATTCTTCTGAATATCGTAATCCGGACTTACCCCAAGTTAGAATAAGTGTTGATGAAGAAGAGAAATATAAAGTTTACGGTCATGCACCACATAACATCGGCTGGAAAGGTTGGCAGGGATGATTTACAACAGCGATACGGACAAAATTCTAAGCGAACAAATCAATGCTCAAGTTTCTGTTCTAGACGGTTTGCGCAGTGGTAGCTTTACGATTCCAGGAATGTTGGGGAGAAACAACGGAATTTCTGTTGCAAACGTGTTCCCATATTCAATTAGTCCTGTAATCGGGAATCTTTTATCTGGAACGATCCCACCTAACAGTTCGATCTATGTTCCATTATCAACAAGTGCTATCGGAACTGTAAATAACCAAGTTGGCTACGTGGAACTAGATTACGAAAGATCTATCTCAGTTACAACATCCCAAGATGGTAGTTTCTATTTATCTGGTTATGACCAATATGGGGAAATTCTGACTAATAGTTTATTATGTCTTGCAACGCAGCCAAGTCTTTCTCGTAGTTTGAAATATATAGTTTCTTTAAAGCTAACAAATTCTACCAGTAATGTGAGCAATTATTCAATCGACTTAAATTATACGTTGTCTTTGCCTTATCAAATCGAGTCCGCTGACGCATCTTATATATTTTCAGCTGTATATGATGGAAGACCACTATTGTTTAGCGATTCATCAATTGAATTCCTATACAATGATTTTGCGTATGGTTCTTCCGCTGAGACAACTCTAGATACGGGTAGAAGCCGCCCGGACTTAGTTTTTAATCCAGATACGTTTACGGATTTACCATTTGACGGGTCAAGAATTCTAACCATTTATTTCCAAGTCTACGGTTATGGAACACTTCCGTCTGATAAGCCGATCTCAGAAATTCCTGAATCAATCAACTCACTGACAACAGTGATTGGCTATCCTCAGTATTCAGAAGGATGGGTTGGATGGAAAAGCTAGGAAAGGATAAATAAAATGCTCGGTGGTAGTTTTTATCAAAATTATAAAGCTCATTTACCCGCTCCAAATCCCACATTTATTTATAATGGAGCAGCCGTTGGCGAAACAGAACTATTAAAGAATGAAAAATATTCTGATCCAACTTCGGTTAACTTCAGATATCTTTCGTTTGTTGGTGCAGCAGCTGATAACCAAGAAATAACTATTCGAGGCACTATTGTTACGGGTGAAGTAATTACAGAAACTATAACCCTAACAGGAACTACCCCCGTTACCTCAGTTAATAAATTCTGTCGTATCCTTAGTTTAAATGCTTCAGCGGATGTTACTCTTTTACAAATTGGATATTTAGGCGGACAAACTCCACCAATTATTCAAAATGGAGCACGGTCAACCCATTTCGTTTTGCAAAATGGAACAGCAACCTGGACTATTTACGCATTAATTCAGGGTGGATTAGAAAACCTAACTACAACCGAAATTGCAGCTACTAGATTTACTCTGGATGCCGATCTGACTGCTAAAACGGTTACAACACCTGATGCCGTTTATATTTATGATGGTGTTGGGCAAATGTGGCTGGAGACTTCAACTGATACTGATGCTGAAATTACCTGGTACGAAGGCGTACAAATGTTTGTTTAAAGAAAGAAAATAAAAATGAAACGCATTAATGGCTTAGGCGGATACTACTATAAAGACACGGATTTTCCTGAAGATAAATTATCAAAGGAAATCTCAGAAAACTCATTTGGAAAGAGCGGCAATCCTTTTAATGCCGAATCCTTTGGATTAAGCATGTTCGATACAGATTCTGAAGATGGAGAAATTAGTTTTGACAAGAAAAGGGAAAAACATAAAACGGGCGGAATGGTTGGCGAGGAAACCGAAAAGAAAAGTATGGGCGGCACAGTCGATTCTAGAAATCCAGACAAATTCCTTAAAGATGGGGGTAAAAGCTGCCTTTCCAGAAATATCGGTGGTACTGTCGATGAAGACGAGGATGAAGATGAAAATGAAAAACTACTTAAAAAAGGTGGAAAAGTTAGCATCGAAATTAAAAGAAAAGGTGCACTCCATGAAAAAATGGGTTTCCCGGAAGATGAAAAAATACCTTTAAAAGCATTGCGTGCAGAAAAAAGGGTAGCAAAAAAAACTGATGATGAAAATCTGATGAAAGAAACTACATTTGCAATAAATGCTCGTAAGTGGAAAAAATAGGAAATGACGCCGAATCCCGCGTATAATCAACAATACATAACATGTCAACAAGTCATTGACCACGCGTTTAAGTATTGTCAGATTAAGCCTAATGAAATATCGAATACAGATATGCTGGAATCGGCGTTCTTTGCACTCAATCAAATAGTTACAGGATGGGTGAATTATAAATTCCTTCAGTTTAATGAAGTAATTCTACCTGTTAAACTTATCGAAAATGCACCCTATTATTCTTTACCGACTGAAGTATATGATGTGTATGACGTGACAGTTGCTATTTGTGGAAGAGCCTATGAAGGTTCAACATTCTCAACAGCTGGCGGAAATCCACAAAGTGCCTTCGATGATAATCTTCAGACTGCTTGCACCCAAACATTACCAAATGGTAGTTTAGGAATTCACTTAACTAATCCTCATCTTATTAATTATGTAGGTGTTTTATCCAATAAGGATACACAATATAAACTTAAAATATCTGGATCAAATAATGGTAGTGATTGGATTACCCTTAACGATACACAACGATTCATAGAGTTTAAGAAATCTCCTAATATTATGAATATTCGTTGGTTCAATATCGATAATCCACAAGTATTTGAATACTATAAAATTGAAGAATACGGTGGTGCAACGCTTGATATTACTGAGCTTTATTTTCAAAAATCCACAGTATCTCGCCCCATCGCAAGTACAGGTCGATCCGATTTTATGAATTTAACGTTTAAAAATCGTCCAGGTACTGGTTATTTGTTTTCACTTCAAAAAACAAATACTAATATTAATATACAGCTCTGGGGAGCACCTTCCAATATAGTTGGAAACCAGTCAGTAGATGGAGAAATGAGTTCATACAATTTCTTAGTTATTCGAGGTGCAAAATTTCCATTCGACTTTAACTATATGTCTAATCCAATTGATTTGAATAGACGATATCACCAGACCTTGATTGATCACTTAGCCCTAGAAATGGCTTATCTCTATAAGCCCGAACTAGTCCAGTCACTAAGTGCCAAAGCGCAGAATTCGTATAATAAAGCTATGATGTTGGACAATGACAAAGGGGGAATCAAAATAACATTCGCCCCGACAAATTATAACTAAAATACTATCAACATACGACTACTGTTTGGCGTAATTGAAATTCAGTTCAGTACTATTACCTCTACAAAATTAACCGTAACGTAATTACGGATTATTTTGGGTATTCCGGAACATTTAGATCTCATTGTGTTTTCAGATATCATACTAGCAGCGATAGATAGTAATGATGTTTTACTCAAAAGAACAATATTTGATGCCTTCCTTGTATAAACAAGCTACATGCTTCAATTTAAGTAAATAAAAAGCCTATCTGTTTTCATTTAAATCGACACTGAGGCTATGTAAATAGTTTTATACCGTTAGGGTAGCTAGAAAAAATACAGACACACACATTGAAATTATGCGGCTTAACTTCGATTTATAAAAATGTTAATGTGCGATGGCGTAAAAAGGAAACAACTATGAGCTTGATAGATGAATTTATTAAGGTGTTACCCAGTATAATTTGGGTAATTGTATTTTATTTACTTTTAAGTAGACCAAAGGATCAATCAATAAGATTAGCTCTGAGTAGGTTGTTAGATCGAATAAGAAGCAACTGGTGATATTAATTCTAAGGCATCTTTAAACCAATCATATATAGGTTTAAAGCATGATGTCTGCGCCAATGAAGTTGCACACCTCAACGAGGGATCTTCAATTATATGTACTAACCCGTGTAAATCTAGCTCAAATATCGCCTACGTACATACCAAGCCTATTACGACTACAAAATTTCCGGAACATTTAGATCTATGTTTATTTGATATTATCATCCATCTAAATGTTTTATAATTAAAGAAAAAAGGCACACCATGCAATTCACGTCAACGTATGTTCCCATAGGATTTAACATTCACAATCTGAATAACTTTTCTCCTTTAGGTCAGTGTGATTTATCCAGATTCCCAGTCCAGTATAAAAACCTTGTTCCACAAATGGAATGGGGGGGTAATAAACTATATAATACAGGCTTCATGGTGGATAAGCGGATGGTACCGATCCCAAACCCAGGGATGAAAACACCACCCATATTTATGGATCCAGAACCAGTGATGAATCCACGTCCGATTTTATCTAATACTAATACTTGGGTATAAAAATGTTATACAATTTTCAGCTTGAACACACGCAAGTAGCTGCATCCGATATCTTCACGGTTCCATTACCTACGGATCTTACTGTAATTGATTCGATTTATCTTAGTTCGTATGAACCCACTACCGCTGTGAGCTTATACTTGAGTGGCGCGGATAATGCTACTGCTCCATATAATACACAGTTATTTGAATATTTATATGGAACAGCAACATTTAATGTACAAGGAGTGGAAAAAGGTTTTCCAATTTTCGTAAACCAACCTCATCTATTCTTTCGGTCAAATGACTTTACCGTTGGTTCGAAATTCACGGTTTCACTTTCAGGAACTTCTGTATCTATAACTAATCCATATTATTCAAAAATGAAATCTTTAACACTCACTGTGACTATTACAACACCTGGAGAATTAGTGCAAATTTTGTCTGCACCCACGTCTGGAACGTTTAATGTAAAATCTATTTATTCAACAATAGCCATAGACGATATTCAAACACTGTCTTTGGCAACTGACGGATTCTCAAACCAAATAGTGATCAATGCTATAACTAATCCGCCTGTTATTACTACTGGTGCTTCAGCGGTAAATCTTTTACCAAATACTCTAACAATAGGAGTATCCAATTCTTTATATTTTACTTCAGATACAGCGGCTACTTACCGACTAAAAATTTCGTACACGGAGCAGCCTTAATGACAGTTGCCATGACCTACAACTCTTTAATTCAAGACATTCAATACGTAACATCTAAAGGTGGCGATCCAAGTTTTAGAGCAGAAATTCCAAATATAATTTTAGATGCACAGTATGACTTATCGGCTCGGCTTAAAATCGTCAAAATAGAACAAACCGTAGAAGATATACTATTAACGGGTGTTTCCGTGATTCAAAAGCCTTCATATTGGGGTTACACGGTCGAATTTGGGATCTACCAACCACAATATTCAAATTTATATAGAGAATTGCAACCACGATCTCTAGGTTATTTAAGAAGATTTCAGAACAGTGATGATCATTTGGGAATTCCCAAGTTTTATGCGGATTTAGACAACTCAAATACATTTCAAATCGCGCCTATACCAATTTCTCCTGGAGAAAATTACACGGGTTATCCATATACTTTGGTTTTCCATCCAGAACTTGTTCCTATTAACGAAAACATACAACAAAACCTTCTTACAATGAGGTTTCCACAACTTCTTTTAAATATGAGTCTGATGTATGCGTTTCAATTTTTAAGAAATAGTGAGTTCAGAAACCAATATAATGGTTATGTTGAGGCTGGCATTCACATCGCTCAGCAAAACGATCAGATCGGGAAAGCAGACCGAGGAATTGTAACTAAAATCTCTTAACTATTTAAAGATTGAATAAATAATTCAGCCCATTTTCTCCAACTCTTATCGGTTGGGTACTGAACCTTTAATGGAACTGGAGCATTTTCAAAAGACTTCAAATTAATTAAAATAGATGCCCAAGTTCTCCAGTTATTTTCAGAAACAGGAACTGGAATATCTTCACTCGGAAAAGAAGCCATTAATAATTTACCCCATTTAGTAAAAGATATATTAATTGGAATGGGAACATCGTTTTGAATCATTCAACGCCTGAAGGTCTGGGGTTACCAACATCGTAATCGATTAGTAGGTGTCCAAATTGGAAAAATCCATCAATAGTATTACTTGTAAATTTAAGTGTGATCAAACTAGATTCAACATTTAGGCTTAGTTGAGTTGTGTTCTCTGAAAATATAAATGGTTCCATAATTTCGGGAATCGAATCTGGAAAGTTATACTTTGCGATCTCAATGACCATGTCGCCTTTCTGATCGATATTTTTTTCAAATCTTCTTAAGCGTATCGCGAAATTGGAATTAGGATCGTCTCTAAACAAAGCAATCATTTTTGTTTGTACCCAAGCCTCAATAGGATAGGAATCGTTACCCACAACAAGGTTTACCCCCTTCTCGTGATACCAAACTGGATAAGTTGTTTGTGAAACTGTAAATAATTTTTTATTATCCGATAAAATTGGGTATTTGAGGATTCCAGCTGGAATACCGCAACTTCGATTCATGATCGATTTGTACCAAACATTTTCCTCAGCATTATGAATAATTAGTTGTGAACACTCCTTTTCTCCATTAACTGGAAAAAACCACCACATTTCTGTGAAGTCTTCAATAAACATTCCCCAAATTGCACCTGGATTATCCTCCGTTAATCTCTTGAAGATAAAATTCCTATTGAAGTCATTTTGGAACGTATTTAATGCCCCGTTGAACATGTAAAATTGTTTTAGACCGACCCAGTAATAGGTTGAATTTCGACCATCAACGATTGAATTTGGTGAGATAATAGATATACCTGTGGAAGCAGTTGAAAATATGAACCGATTAGTTGTTGCGTCAAAAACTGCGGTATACAAACGAGTTGAAGTCCATACAATTATACCTAATCGATATTCTTTGATTGCGACAAACTTTTCCGTACCCTTGGTCGAAAAGGAGTCCTCTCCAATAATGAATGGCGCATTAAAATCAGAATATCTTATTAATCCGTTCGATCCATAAATACACACTTTTTGGTCGAAAACAAAAACTCCACCGTTGGTGTATTGTTGCAGAAAAGGGCTGGTGGAAGTTAACTGCGCTTTATATGGTACAAAAGTTTTATCTTTACCTACTTCAAATTTATAAATGGGAGCAGGTGTTGTATTGTTTATGTTTTTTGAGGTTGGCATAGCGGCAAAAAGTATCATCGGGACTGTCTGGATATTCCCATCGATATTTTCGAATGCATTAAATTGTGCGATTGAAAAAATATAACTTGAATCGTTGGAGCCTGGAGTTACCCAGCCGGCTGGTGTTAAATTTTCTTCTCCCGTAAACGTATTGTTTTCAAGTAATTCAATACTAGAAACACCAGAATCTCGAAATAGAAATATTCGAGTTATATTACCTATCGAAAGTTGATACATCGATCGGATAACATTATCGTTTCCGGGTAAAAGCAGTTCCTGTCCACCCATTTTCCGAGGAAAGTTGTTATCCCAACGGGTGTGCTGCGAGTCCAGCCAGTTAGGTGAAACGAATTTAGTTACATCATGGTTTGCTCCCGGCTGTGAATTGAAACTTCTTGTACTGTCTCCGTAGGGATTGGAATAAACACTCATGGGTAAATTCCAGTCAATTCTAAGATGTCATCTCCGCCGACAAAGTATGAACCCGAATCTAAATTAAATCCATTTTGGTTTACTGAAGCAACTTGGGCTCCAGAAACTGTGAAAGCAATAGAATTACTAGGGTTATAGATTCCTGTTGTGGGTTGTAAAATAAATGAATAACTTGGATTAGTCGCTGTTCCGTTTACAACTTTAATTCCATTTGATCCCAATTGTACTCCTGAGCCGACGCCAAGTTGACCTAACCCGACGGTTTTCCAAAGTTGAGAATTTGCATCGTACACAATCATACATGATTGGTTTAAAGTTAGGTATATATCCTGAACTCCATCAATACTTCCCGGTGTATCGACATGAATATTCAAAACTCCATTCGATGGTGAGGAGTTTCTAATATAGAAATAAAATCCCGGAACAGGTGCAAAAACATTCTGCAAATAGAACGTGTAGTTTCCGCCAGTCCAATTCACTAAAGTCGATAAAATATCATTCGATAATGTAATAGAAATATTTTCTTCTATCGATGGAACGGTCGAGTTTAATTTGTTGTTATATGCGATCAAACCCAATCCTGCTAGGGCTGCCGCGTTGGCAGCAGACGTCGTAGCGCCAAGTAAAACTGCCTGCCATTCACCATCAGCAGTCGTATTATCGGTCAAGAAAATAGAATATGATTGGGATGGAGCTAGCACTAAAATTTCCAATCCATTCACAGAAAATATTCCTAGATCGGATGTTCCCTCATTTACAACAATTGTTCCAGTACCGTTAGAAGCAAGGCGGGCATCGTCAAAATAAATCGAACCCGCCGAAATCGAATCGTCGTTGGTAACCAAAATGTAGGCTGCAAAATAATTCAGGTTTGGGGTGAACGCTTGAGGATACGAAAGCAGGATGTTATTATTTGTAGAGGTTAGTAAAATCTCATTAAACGAATAGTTTGCTGGGACGACTGGATTTAAGAATGGTTGGGAAAATTGCATTTTTCTTTTAATAATAACAAAAGGGTCTAGCAAAATAAATATATTTGAAAAAACAATGTCAGAAGGGATGATTTGCCGTCAATTTGTCGCGCAATTGAAATTTTTAGAGCTTAATCCCAAAAAACCCTTTGTATGGTTTCATGTCGCGAATGAAGGAAAAAATGTTAAAAATCCAATATTCGGTGCGAATCTCAAGCGAGCTGGAAAGAAAAACGGAGCGCCCGACTATGTTTTCCTATGGGAAAATGGCGGTGGATTCATAGAGTTTAAAACTTTTAAGGGGAAATTGTCTAAAGATCAAAAAGAATTCGAAGCAGAGTGTATTCTTAAAAATATCCCATACTGTATAGCCCGCTCGACAGATGAAGGGATTAACATTTTAAAAGAGTGGGGAATTTTGTGAAACCAATTGCTTTCCATCCACCTATGGATGAGTATATCCAAAAACTTCAGGACGATTTGCTTAAACTTATCAACTCAACTAGTGAGAAAATAGTTCATTCAAATATCTCTTTCGAGGAAAGTAATATTCTTATTGGAAAAATTTATTCCTACGATAATTCAATTTCAAATATAGAGGAGATCCAAAATCGGCACTCCCTTGAATCCTCATATAAATTATTCGAAAATATTGTAGATATGTTATTGGAAAAATCGGTGGAAGCGTCTAATTCTTTGGTTTATAAAGAACTTCTTAAAGATGATTTTTTTATAGCAAAAGGGAAAGCGCAAGGCGCTTCACATGCCTTCGAAATGGCGAACTCAATTAAGAAAAATATTCAAAGTAAAGATTAGTCCAGAGATTTTTATCCCTGGACTAATTCTGATTATGCTGCAAGAATGATTCCCTTATCTAAGGTTAGTTCAAAAAAGCTAAGTCTTTTTAAATGTGGGAACATCGGGTGGTTAACCTTGCTTTTGAACTCTTTATTATAAATATTAACAATTTCTTCTGCATTATCAGTTTGAGAAATCCTTATTTTAAAATCTCTAATCACTTCATCAGCCCTTAAGTCGAAATCAATATCTTCATTTCTTGTTTCTGTTTTTGCTTCAGGTTTTGGAGTATTCCTATCTTTCATAACATTTGATTTGAAATCTTTCGTATTCTGATTCAAATTATTCTCCATTGTTTGCTCATCCCATCCTTCTGAGATTAAAAATGCTTGCGATAAGAAGGATTTATAGGCGTATGTTTGAGCAATTTGCGCCTCACGAAATGTGCGATATTTTCCAGAATTTAGAATCGGAGCTTCGCCCATTGTCGAATATTTGAATATTTCTCCTTTATAATGTAAGAAATACTCGACTAAAATGTACAATGCATCATTTTGAAAAAAGAACTCTTTTTGTTCGAAGGTTAAGGATATTTGATATTTAGCCATTATACCTGGAATCACCTTACAAATATCTTCTATCCCTCGAGCCTTGTAACCGAATTTATCTGAATTTATGCTGACTGTTTTCTGAATTCCAACTGCTGCGATTTCGCCTATTACGGCTGACAATGCGTCGGATAGACACGTTATTTCTTGGTTTGATTTATTTTCCATAGTTTCACCTTCATTTCATTTCTAGGACAGAATATCATAGTAAAAAATAAAAAGCAATACATTTAAATCTGAAATGAATTGTAGTAAGGGCTTCTCGCATCGAAAAGCCCTCAACGTTTAAACTACTTATATAATTTGAAAATTGATGCTCCAGCATTATCGCTAAAGGAAACCTCTTTAAGTGATGAGCTTTCGCCCTCGTAGCTTTCAGTTGCACCCGCGCGTTCGTGAAACGAATTCCCCGTCCAAATATTCATTTTGGAGTTCTTTTTGATTACGTTTGTGCCAAAATCTGGGATAAAGCCGCCATCTGAATGTGCTTTGTGATCTGGATTAGTTAATTCATCGTACATTGAAGCATGACGTTTTTCAATAAGCTCTCCCAAAGATGGAGCGATGAATGAGCCGCCGATGTCTTTCCAAGTTGTATTTTTAGCCATAATTTTACCTTTTTATTATTATTAATTTATTATACTAGAATATCTCTAAGACATGTTAAAAAAATGTCCTCTTAATAAGATAACTCATCAGTGTATTCCTCTACTGGAGGAGACCCATCGTCTTGTGGCACAATTTCATCTAAGCTAGGTGTTGAAATTAAATGTAAGTTAGTTTCCGAATTTTGTCTTATCTGTTCCAAGATTTCATCATATTCTTCTAATTTAGGTGGAACAAAATCCGGCATAGAAATATTGAACTTTCGCTCGATTTCTGTCTTGTTAATAAAGTAATCAAGGAAAGTTTTGAACATACTAGATTTCTCAATATTAATTTGCTTAGTGTTTTCTCCAATCTCTTTTAATTGTTCGATCTCCAACCTTTTAGCACTAATACTGCTTTCAGTTTGAAGTTTTAACTTTTCAAGCTCATTTTTCATATCTTGTTGTTTTTCTTTAAGCATCAATTCGGACATCATTATTTTATTTTGAGTATCGCTCTGTTGTTTTTGCAAATCGAGCTGAGCCTGTTGAGCCTGAGCCTGAGCCTGAGCCTGTGCCCGCTGAGCTTGAGCCTGTTGAGCTTGAGCCTCCTGAGCCTGTGCCTGCTGAGCTTTGTATTCTTCTTCAGTTAGTAATATTGAATCAATGTTATCTAAGCGTAATACTTCATAAAAACGTTGGTATAGTTCACGCATTTTATGCAATTCTGGGTGCTGTCCTGCAAATTCGAAAATCGTCTGAAAGAGAGTAACTTGTAAAGAAGAATTCGAATAGTTCGGGTCAGCTGTCGACATAATTTCTATTTTCTGTCCATAAACATCTTTGTTCGACAACTGAAATGACTTGTCCATAAATATTCCGTCTCCAAGTTCATCGGCGTAAATCTCTTTTATGATGGAGAATAAATTGTTCAAACTCCCAATCATTTGCCGCATAACAGCGCTCATATTTTTATATTCTTTGTCTAACAAAGCTAAAAGTACAGAACCTTTAATATTTGCTGGCAAACTTTCAACCTTGATCTGTGAAATCGCTGTAGTCTCACGCATTTTATTTTCGACAGTTTTCAAATACTCTGGAAACAAAGGAGAAACAGGCGGGAATGGTACTGGACGAACTGATTCCAATGTTCCATCATCGGTATTAATTTGATTGATAACGCCCGGTTTAATGACGATTTGATTAGTTTCATTGGTTATTTGGGATCCCATAATTCCCGTTGGCATATTTGTGAATCGAATCGATTTATTTAATTCAGTCTCGATTATTGAAGCCATATCGTGTAATGGCATTAGCGTATCGACTAGACCCAATCCCCAGAAATTCAAACTCTGTAGATATGTGAATTTTACCAAATCAAGTTTTACAACTATATCGTCTTTATTCTGGTACCAACTTCTTTGAACACGCAGGGGCGTCCCAGTTTCAAAATCAAAGGTTATTTTGTAGGGCAACTGTCGGTCGCGCGCGATATGCATTCCGTATGCATCTCCCATATCCTCAGGAAATTGATATGTAATCTCTTCAGCTAATTTATAATTCTGTCTGCTATTTCCTAGCGAACGTGTTTGAACTCCAGCAATTTGATCGCGCGTTTGTTGAATATTTCCGTTGGTATCCATGGAATCCATTGTAGGAATAGTCGAATCAGCAAAAATTCCAAGCCGAATGTAGTCCTGGAGTTCTCTATCGTTCATTTCAAATATATGTGTTATGCGTTCTGCTGTTTCGAGGGATGAAGCATTGGGATCAATTACAATTTTTTCTGCTTCAATAAGTTTAATTGTCGGACGATTAAGACGTGGATCCATGAACACCTTTAAAACTGCACCACCAGTTAAAAAACACGAAGCGATCGTTCTTTTCAATTCCGGAATATACTCGCTCCAGTTTTTACTTATTTTCTGGTTCAAATCCTCCGCCGCCATTTTCCCAATCTTCTCAAGTTCTGGAATCTTATCTGCATACCCTGGGATTGAATTCATAACAGTTCGACCGAAAATATCATATGTTAACATGTTCATGGGCTGGAAAATCTCCGCTCCATATTCATCGCACAACTGGCGCCAACACTGCATATATGTTGAGTTTATAATGTAATATTCATCTGAATTCTGTGTGTTGTTTGGAACGAAACCCAATGCTTCTAGAGATTTATTTATTTTTTCAAACCATAAAGAACGTTCAGCCAAATCTTCTTTCAGAAGAGTTAAATTGGATTCGACAATGGAATAAATATTATTTGGTTCTCCAGAAGTTAATAAATTCTCGTAAAAGTCGAAGGGGTGTGCGGTGTTTTGAAATATCATTATAATTGTTTTTCTTTTTTTAAAATGATTAAATGTCTTAAGATTTTAACAGTTATAAAAACAATAAGGAATATTTATGAATCTGAATCCTTACGAATCCTATGGTCTTGAACACCTAACCCAATTTTACAACAGAACTGGAATTATTTTCCCTAGATTAATAATGGATGAAACGAGTTCCCTGTTTCGTCCGAAGCCCGGTTTCCCATTAAATCATTGGAAAAACTTAAACAGACGTGTGTGGACTTTCGATGAAATTTCTAAAATGTCTATTGAAGAATTTGGGTGCGATATAATAGAGCCAGAAAATATTCGAATCCATTTATTAGAGTATGACATCGGTCAGGCTAAACCGTATCAGTCAACGGAAGATAATCCAATTGATACTTGGTCTATCGGAAAAGTTATGAAAATTGGAACGTTGGCATTTGATTCGTCAAAATTCCCAGATGGTGCAACCGCCACTTACGGAGACTGGGTTCACTTTTCGCCGATCAATGTGAAACGTACAAAATTTGAAAATGGTGCACGATTATTAACTATTGATGATATTTCAATTATTGGTACGATCGAAAGTCCACTTTCTTATATTAATAATTAAAGGATTGAAGTATGACCGAAAATACCATGCAAGAGATTTTAACGGGGAATCCTTATTTTGGCGAATCTGTTGATGTTCTTCGTTCACAGTTTCCAGCTTTAGCTGAACCAGAGCCAGAAGTTGAAGAAGAAGAATCTGGGTTTTCAGATCCAGAAAGTGAAGATAGTGACAAACCAAAAAAGCGCCGCCTTACTCAAACAGAACGTTTGAAGAAGAAATTACTCGACGCCGAAACTGAGAAGATGAATTATAAACGCATGGCGGAAGAACAAGCCTTGCTTAGAGCGCACGAAACTCAGGAGAAATTGGCAGAGAAATATAACAAGAATGAAGTTCTTGAAAAATCTCTAGAAGAAGAGATTGAACAAAGTCTTCTCTTTAAACAATCCTATGATTCGGAGCAAGACATTGAGAATAGTCTTAAAACAGAAAAAAGAATTCGTTCCCTTGATGAAGAACTAGCTCGAGTTAGAAATGAAAAAGCTATACTTGCTAATACCCATCATCAGAATAAAAACTTAATAGAGAATGCTTCGCGCGAATATCAAAACTCTACATACTCTGCTGTTACGGATTATGATTTGGACGAAAACTCCGATGCAAAACGAAAAAATCTTGATGACTTCATGAAAGCACATCCATTTTTGGACGCATCAAACAATAATGTAAACTATAGTCCTCGGACTTTCGGTTTAGCTCAAGATTTAGCGGTTAAATTAGAAGACGTTTACAAAATAAATGGGCGCGGAGACTTAGTAGGGTCAAAACAATATTACAAAGATTTAGCGAATCACTTATCTGAAGAACTCGAACAAAATATGGGTATAGGAATGAATTCTAATAATAAAAACTTTTCTGCACCAGTTTCATCTTCTCGAAAACACTCTATTCAGTTCACGCATAAACCAACAAGTGAAGAAGAAAGTATTAAACAAAGGTTTCTTCAAAAACTCGGTTCTTCTGCTGCATCAGAATACGATAAGTTTTTTCAAAACTCTAAGAAAGGAAAATTCTAATGATTCACTCACATTCACAACATACGCTTAGCGACAGATTAAGATTCGTTTCTGATGACATCTCAACGTCAAATCATAGAGAGCGTAAATATTCCGAAGACTCTCGTCCGGAATGGAATGATAATTCGTTTCGACAAACCAACGGATCTTTTGATCAAATGATAGAATTAAATAAACCTGAGACTTCGGTTTATGCTTGGGTTCCAACGATTGATGACAATGGAATATCAATGAAAAATCTTCAGATGCATGAGGCAGCAGGATGGACTGTCGTTCCCGCATCAAGACATGCGCAGAATAATTCTGTTGCGGATAGTTACCAAAGCCAAATCATGTCATCGTATTTGAACCCGCATCTTCTTGAAAAAAGACGTATGATTGATGATTTCGAACAGCGAGCAGTTCTAAAGGACGGACAAATATTAATGGAGAAAGACAAATACGACCAAGAAGAATACGATAGAAACGTTAACTCGATGTTCTATCGTCAGTACGATCGATATGGACCCGGCGGATCATCAAATGTAAATTCTGAGCGTCCGTTTGGAATGACTTATACAAGAGAGGAATTGCCTATGATATAAAAAAAAAGAAGGTGAAAATCACCTTCAAGTTATGTTGTTCGACTATTTATATATCAGTATAATTCTTAAAACAATAGTAGTTATTTAATTTGGGTGATAAAATAATTGAAACTCATAAAAATAATAAAAAGGTTTTAAATTATGCTTCAGAACGCAGATTATCCTAATCAATTACAAGACAATCATCAAGAAATTATAGCCCACATGTCGCCGGCAGAAATAATGCAGTTGGCGCAGTTACAGGGAGGCGAATATAAAGACAGAAACCGTGGGAATATCCATTCGTTTTTACCTCTTGGAGAACTGATTGCCCATCGGGTTTTGCAGCCAAAAATTCAAGAGATGCAGAGACAAAACTTTGCACATGGTGGTTCAGTTGAAGGTCTAAACAAATTCATCCGTGAATCAGGTCGCTATGGTGACACCGAAGCTGTCGTGCTTCCAAAAGTGATGGCTGATCTTTTTGATTCGGCATTAAATGGCGGCAAACCGTCAATTAACCCAAAAACTGGTAAACGCGAATATTTCCTTGGTGGGCTACTTAGTTCTCTTGGAAATATTATTAGTCCGTTCACAAGTGCGATTGGCGGCTTAATTAAACCACTAGCATCTACTGTTGCACCAATGTTAGGAAATCTAGCGCAATCTGGCATTAACGCGATTGGCGGTCAATTCGGAGATACCGGTAAAAGCCTTGCCGGCGCGCTTTCTCCTGGAATCGGTAATATGATTACAAACATGGCATCAAATTTTGGAAATAGCGGTCAAGACGCTGAGGGTGGACAAAGTCCAAGCTTTATGGATTCATTACGTCAAGGCGTTGGCGGAGCAATATCCAATGCGGCGCCTCAACTTGGTATGATGGCTGGTGAGAAATTAGGGGGATTGGCGGATAAACTTTCTCCTGGTTCTGGTTCAAAAGTTGGAAATATTTCATCGGGTTTAATCTCTTCTTTAGGCGATTATGCTGGTAAAAATCTAGCTGCTGGTACTGCTCCAACTGCTTCCGGCGTTGCGCAAAATGCAGCTTCATCTTTAGGCAATTCTATTGGTGGAAACATAAACCATCCTGTGGCATCCGGAATATCAAATGCTTTGAGTTCTTACGGTCAAGGCAACTCCATTTCTGATTCTATGATTTCTGGCGCTCATTCCGGAATTGATCAAATGCAAAATCCGTTGGCGCAATATGCAGCGCGTGGAGCTGTGAATTCGGGAGCAAATTACCTAGGTGGTCAAACTCCAGGTCAAGCAATATCGAGTGGATATTCTTCTGTTTCTCCTGAAGAGACAGCAGGCGCTGGACGATACGCGTCTGGTTCAATTAGTAAACTTATGGACTCTTTGTACCCAGCCGCCGAAACCGCAGCAATGATAGCTTAGAGGAAAAAAAAATGGATGAAGAATTAAAAAATACCATCCCGTTAGCGGGAAATGAACCATCACCAAGAGAAATACAAGGGATGGGAAAATCCCTTTCAGATGATGATTTGTTAGTTCACATGACGCCTGAGGAAGAGGAAACTTTATCGCAAGCTCAAGGTGGTAGAATTCTTCATCCTGAGTTGAATATGCCATATTTTTCTAGACTTAATGAGGTTATCAACTCTAATCCAAAGGTCAAAGAAGCGATCGACCTTGCTTTTAAGGGTTTTGATAAATCAAAGAATAAAGAAAAAGTAGTTGATGATATCCATAACATGTTAGAAAAAAAGTTTGGTGACCTTCCTATGGCTAATTCGAGTGAGAATTTAAGTCCTGAAGCCAATAAACTTCAATCTATGGGAGAATATAACGACTCGGTTTTATGTGTTATGCCTAAGGAATTGCTTTATTATTTCTGGGACAAACTGCCAGAAGGAGTAGACGAAGACATATTGGTAAATAAAAAAACTGGTCTACCTCAATTCTTTTGGGCTTCTCTTCTCAAAGGTGCATTGTCTATTGTTGGCGGCGTTGTTGGAACGATTATTGCACCTGGATTTGGCACCGCGATTGGCTCTGGGTTAGGGTCTATGTTAGGATCAAGAATTTCAAACACTTTCGTGCCTGAAGAAGAAAAAGAGTCGTGGATGCAGACATTAGGAGGAGGATTATTGGCGGGTGGACTTGGATATTTGGGAGGCGGTGCTTACTCAAATGGTTTGACGAACACAGCAAATAGTCTCTTAAGTGGCGCAATTCCCGAATCATTAAAGTACGCAGTTCCTGCGCTTACATCCGTGGCTGCTGGATCATATTTAAAGGAGAACGCGGAAAACGAAAGAAATGCCGAGTCCTTCGGTAAATCAGAAAACAAACGGATAGAAGAGGCAAACAAGGAAAGAATTCTATATCGCGAAAAAGAGCAAAATCGAATCGATAAATATAACGAAGAGATGGCGAAAGAGCGTGCTGAACAGAAAGCTTTAGAAAAAGAATACCACGAACAACGAAGGCAGGAATATGCCCGCCATATGGCAAAATTCTACCCACAAGCCAAAAACGGTAATTTCAGATCACATCAAATGGTAAATACGCTAGTCCCAATCCATGACAAGAATGGTCAAGTAATCGGACAAGAATATGTGAATCAATACTTAAATAAAGATGCTCCCCGTCAGTATTTCAAAAAAGGTGGCATTGTTAATGAGGGAAACATTGACTCATCTTCATTTATCAAAGGAGACTCATCTGGTCAAGAGGATAACATTCATGTCGATGTTCCAAAAGGAAGCTATGTAATAGACGCGGCAACGGTTTCACATCTTGGAGATGGTAATTCTTTAGCAGGAAAAAAAATCCTTGACGAATTTGTAAGTAAATTTGATCACCACGAAAAAAGAGTTGTGATTGAACCCTTCGTTCCTTGCGCTCTAAGCTCTGGTGAATACGTAATTACACGTGAAATTGTAGAACTTATTGGAAAAGGAAATATTGATAAGGGACACGCAAAATTAAAGGCAGCTATAAAAAAAATAAGAGAAGATAAAGGTGTTAAGAAAACCGAGATTCCCAAGCCTGCTAAACATATTTTTCATTATTTAAGAGAAAAAAAAATAAATAATAGGAGAGCATAATGCCAGCTTCAAAACCCGATTTAAGCAAAGCATTCAATATTTTTAGACCTGTTAATCAGCGTATTCTGGCAGACCCGACATTAGCTCAAAATGAGGAATATAGGGGTAAAATTAGAAAAGCTTTGGAAGAATCTCCACTTTCAAAACCCGATTTTAGCGAAGCATTCAATATTTTTAGACCTGTTTATCAGCGTATTCTGGCAGACCCGACATTAGCTCAAAATGAGGAATATAGGGGTAAAATTAGAAAAGCTTTGGAAGGATCTGGACTTTCAAAGCCAGGTGTCGATATTCCTGAAGATCTGAAAGGGTTATTTAGCTGGGCAAATAAAGCCAAGACGGATGAACCTTCGAAACCAACTTTAGCCAAGAAGGATAAACCTTCGAAACCCGATTTTAGCGAAGCATTCAATATTTTTAGACCTATTTATCAGCGTATTCTGGAAGACCCGACATTAGCGCAAAATGAGGAATATAGGGATAAAATTAGAAGAACTTTGGAAGGATCTGAACTGACAAAGCCAGGTATCGATATTCCCGAAGATCTGAAAGGGTTATTTAGTTGGGCATTTCAAGGCAAGAATGACGAACCTTCGAAACCAACTTTCAATAGTTCTCAACCCGTTTCTGGTGGAATATTAGGTGAATACGACCTACCTAGAGATGAAATCACTGGTGAATACGCTGATCCATCCGCATATGCGAGAAACGTTGCGATTCAGGCTGCTCATCAATTGGGAAATCGGGACTACCAACCAAACCCTTATGAAAAATGGATCGCTCCCAATTCAAATATGGTTGAATCTGAAAACCAATTACTGAGTGCGCTTAAAGGAACTCCCGAAGAAAGAGCGTTAGATTCTAAGGCTAATAAAAACTACGACGAGTCAGAAAACTCTGCCTTTTCGGATTATTCAAAATCACAGCTAAGAAGTTTGGAGTCTGATCCTGAAAATGAGAAGTTTGTTAAGCGCAAACATGCACAGTTGTATAACGCTTTACAAAAAAGGTTAAAAGAAAGATTTGATGATCAAGATAGGGCGTTGGTTCAACAATACTCAGGGCAAAACCAAGAACCAGGCGGATACTATTATTATATGAAAAGAAAACTTGCTGAAAAACAACAAGAGCTGTTGAAAGATTTGGACGAATCAACATTGATGCAAGCTGAAGAAATTGGTCGTGCAAGCCACGATTCAAAATTCAATCGTGCTGCAGCCTCGGGCGATCGAGCAAGATCAGAAGCAGAACATAAGCTTAGAAAATTCGCGTTGGCAAAAGATGAAAAACGTAACCTTCGGGCTCAACAGTTTGAAAACATTAATTTATTGCATAATTTAGGGGTTAAGAGGCGCGAAGAGCAAATGGCAGAAAATCAATTCAATGCGTCCAAAGTTAAAGAACGGCAAGAGTTCCCAAAAACACAATTGCGTGATTTCACAAATACAATTGCTACGATTTCACCTCCTATTGGACAAGGTTATTCACCTGATAGATTTCACGGAGTTAACCCATCTTCAGCCGCAAATATTGCTCCTATTCAGATGCAGAGTTTGATACCTCCACAACCAAGTAATACAATGGGATCTCTGATTGGAACAGCCATGCAGGGTTATGGCACGTACAAAAAAATGCAAGAGAATGACTTAAATCAAGAGTATTTGAAAGCTAAAACTGATGCTTTGAAACGTGGAATTCCAGGATAAGGATAAAAAATGAGTCTGATAAATCAATTAAAACAAAAAATGATGCCTAAGGTTTCCGACCCACAGCAAATCGCTTTAGACCAGATGAATTTAGAAGCCGATCGGCAAAGTCAAATTGCCCAGCAAAATCCTATGAATGATTTTCTGATAAACGCTGGCTCAAAATTGGCTAATCCTACACCTGGACAAGGTTACATGGGTGGACTTAGTGATGCGTTGTCTGCGGGAAACGTTGGCATAGATAAAAGTATAGAAAGATCTTCCGAAGCCTCCAGGAATTCTATTGCTTTAAGGCAAGCAGTGGCAAACACTTACAAAGCTATTGACGAATATAATGATAAAAAATCCTATGACCGAGAAATTCTTAACCTTAAAAAGGAAGAGCTAGACATTAAACGGAGTGAAAACTTATCGGATGAAGCCTTAAAACGATACTCTCTAGAGCAAAAAGAACGAGAAAAATACAATACGGTTAACGATGATTATAGGAAAAAGAATATTCCATTATACGAGAATGCAATAAAGATGAGGGATTACGTATCTGAGCTGTCAGACCTTATGAAAAAAATTAAATCTGGAGGATGGAAAGGAGAGATGGTTAAAGATTCTTCTGGTATTCTTCAGGCAACAGCTCTAGGAGCTGACAAAGCTCTTGTTGACCGCGCAAACCAATTAATGGGAATTATCCAGGTATCTACTGAGCAGGTAGAGGATGGTTCGGATGCGAATAAAGTGGAAAGAGAGAGAATAGAAAGTATGTATTTTTTAAACATAATTTACCTGTCATTTGTTCAGAAGCATTGGTATTTTCATAATTCTGTTTATCGAAATCTTTATAAACATTAGAGAAATAAAGT